TATCTATTACTATAAACAAAGGAAAATTAATTTTATATCCCGTAGGAGCTACATTTTTTGCAGCCTCCCAGTATATAAAAGCCTGAATATAAGCCCTTTTCTTTAAGAAATATGTATTTCTAAAGTTATTAGGGTCATAGGTTGTCTTTAAGTCATAAATATTCACCTCTTTTTTATTGTGGTCAATCTCCAGTAAATCAAGCTTAGACTTAAGCCTTGCGCCCATGTATTTAAAATCTACTATTTCATGCTGTATTAACCTTTCTGTCCCTTTTCTTGGTATCAAGAGGGAATAAATGACAGTAGAGGTCTTACAAAACTCTGCAATAGATGTGCCTATCCCAGCTTCTTCTATTGTCAAGCAAGTCTTATTTGTCTTTATGGCAGAAGCTTTTTCTACTACGTAGTCCCAAATGTTTTCTTTTTCTATGCGTCTTAGCAAAGCTGGCCTGCTTATTTTAAATTTGCTATCAGATATTGCTTCGTCTAATATTTCAGAAAGCATATCCACAGAGTATGGGGGATCTAATTTACTTAGCTGATTTACCAAACTCTTTGCCAGCATATACATCTTTCCTGTAGGAGCTGGCACCTTATGCACCTCAAATAAATTTTGTACTTTTTCTGGCTCTAGGAGATAGGCTTCTACCAATTTGCCTATCCTCATGCTTGATGTCTCTGGGGTTTCTTTACTTTGAAGAATATACTTTTTGTAAAAGTTGTATTTGTCTTTTATAAATTCTGCCAGCAATGTGCTGCTAAGCAGAGGAATTTCATAATATTTTTCTTTTCCTTGAATCATGGCTTTTGGTTTTTTTCTTATGACATTCTTTACACAAAACCTGAAATGCCTTTGGGTCTTCTGGCGTTAGTCTTTTCAAAAAAACAGGAATGTCTTCGTAGGACTTTAATGTTCCACATGGAACCTTGTGGTCTATCTGTATATCCTTTTCTCTAAAGGCTTTTTTACACATAGCACATGTATACATTTTTGGTTTGGAATTTGGTATAAGGGCAGCCTGTTTTGCAAGCTGCCCAGGATACCAAAACCTAAACGACCTACGAAGAGAAGACCTTACAACAGACCAGTATTTAGCCTCTGTCCATTTTCCTCCATTCCTATTTCTTAATGCCCTCTTGGCCATAGACTTTTTCCCAGTAGGTTTCTATTTTATCTCCATCTTTCTTGGAGATTAGTATTTCTCCCTGAAGCCTGGGGTCCCTGCTGCCAACAATAGGGCTATCTGTATCAAATTCAAAGGACAGATAACGCTCATTTCCTTTTACTTTAAAGGCACAAACAGAGGTAACGTTTATAGGGAATATAAACTTGAGTTTGCCTATTAGGTTTAGTTGGCGGGTATTTAGCTCAGCTTCTGTTACAGTTTCTGGAGTTATGGTTTTGTCCAAAAAGTGTGTTACATAAATTCTGTATTTGGCTACGCTTCTAAAAATATTTATTTGGTTTGTAAACCATTCCCTGATATATCTGTATCCATATCCTTCAGGGAGCTCATCTACTCCCTTCCATTGAGGATCATCTGGTGTATATGCCTTGCCTTCAAGGTTTCTGTTAAATCCCTTTTTAGACTGAGGACTTTGCATATACGAATATGTCCCTCCAATAACAGCAAGCTCATTTAGCTCGCTAAGACTATCAATGATAATAAAATCATATTTACCTGGGCTTTGCATAAGGGCTTCTCGTACAGCCAAATAGTTTTTGTAGGTTTCATATTTGGTTTTTCCCTTTACACCAATCTTTCTGGCAGTCAGGTAAGCATATCCATCCCCAGGATCTAAGTCTAAAATCAAAGCATTTCTTTTTAGGCTTAAATCTGCAAGGGCTGTACTTTTTCCACACTTAGGAAAGCCAGCTATAATAATGTCTGCTGGTGGCGGAAAGGATGCAGGGGTTGGTTCATCTGGTAGAACAACAATTGGTTTTTCTACCACTGTTTTTTGTTCAGGTTTTAATTGTACGGTAGTCATTTTTGTTTGGTTTATTTGTTTTCCTTCTACTTAAGGGGAGAAGGTTTACCCTTTTATCCTAAATTTTTCAGTACAAAGTTAATGACTTTTGTTTAAAAAGCAAAATAATTCTTTAGATATTCATCTTCGTTGGTAGCCATGTATAGCTTTTGTTCTGGGTATATGTATTCTGCTTTCTGCAGATTCATTAGCTGAAGGGTTCTTTGCACCTTTCTTAGTTCTGCTGGTTCGTTTGTAGTAACTATATGTAAATCAGCTATTTTGCCATTGTAGTCTGCCATTAAAGCCCTGCTCATTACCTGAGTTGTTTCTTTGCTATTGTGTGTGAAGTTTGTCATTACCACCCCATCAAGATTGTTAAAGGTATATCCTATTTTTCCAATGCCTACTAAACCAAGATGATTAATTTTCTTTTCTTGAAAATCTTCCCAGCTACCTGTTTCATTTTTATTTTTGCTATGGTAGATTGGTATTCCAAATCTTTCAACCATTGAAATGAGGCCGCCAAAAACTAAATACCTTCCATCTTTTAGTGTGGTTTCTAATAGGTGTTTTGTATATTTGATTTTGTTAACAGAACAACTAATTATTCTATTTCGATAGAGGTATAAATATTTTCCTGGCTCCATCCCTTGGCTTGTAAGATTATCAATAACTGCTGTGTAAGAATCATATTTTCCCTTTTCTGTAGTTAGAAGACCATTCTTCCTTTTGTATCTCTTCAGTATATTGTTTAGACTTATTACATGAATGGTTAATTTATAATCGCATATTAATCCATCCCTTATTGCTCTCTCTATCCCATATGTTACTATATGAGTTAAGAAAGGTTCCCACCTTATCTTTGTAGCTTTATCCACAGTACCAGAAAGCCCTAAGCAATACATGCTCTTTGAGCCTATTTGTTTTGCATAGTATGTCTCCCTGTCACTGCACTTGTGAAACTCATCCAAAACAACTATGTCAAATATTTCATTTTCGTATTTATCAATAGAACGATAATTAGAATATTTTATCTCTGCATCTAATCCGCCCCACCTTTCTATTTCATTTTGCCAAATGTATTTTAATTTGTTATCAGGGTAGCAAACTAATACCTTCTTGCATCCCATTTCACGTATGGCATCAATAGCTAATTTTGTTTTGCCAACACGCATTGCCACATTTATATAGCCCCTTCTAACGTTTGGCAAGATAATTTTTATTCTTTCCAAAATGCTTTTTCTTATTTCATCAGATTTATTCTGAATGTTGTTTGTCGGAAAAGGTTTAATTATTTCTTCCATAATGTTTTGGTTTAATAGTGTAACCCATCAATAAACTCTGCGTACTTTTCGTAGTAATAAGAATAATTAAATAAACTTTCGTAATCAAATGTTTCCATGTTTTTTGGCGTGGGTAATTCAGAAAAAAACATCCCTCCCATAAAGCCCATTCCTATTCTTATATCATCTTCTCCATATGTGTTTTTTAATATCTTAACACTCCTAAAGTGCTTTGCCCCTGTTTTGTCTATAAACTTTAAGGCGTTGTAGAAAGGGTCCTCTGTCCTATACCTTATTGGTTCAAAGATACTAATCACACAATCACTATCCTCACAAGGGTCTCCTGATTCTTTTACGTCATCCAGCGTTGGTTCAAAGGAATTTAATTTTAAAAACATTGGATTGTTTAGATTCCTTGTTAATTGACTAACACAAACTGGTGTGTAGTTCAACAAGTCTCTTATAAAATACTGGCAATATTCACTCATTTTATCTATTGCCTGCTTCTTTGTTTCTGCTTTTGATTCTACCTTTGTTAAACCAAGGTGGTCAATTACAACTACAACTACTTCGTTTTTATTATTTGGCTCATAAACTTTCTCATATTCATTTATTTTTTCTATTCTTCCATTGCTTTCTGCATATTTTTTAACGTACATGTAAACTCCTGCAGGGTTTTGTGGTCCTTCTACTATGTCTACATATTCTTTGAGCTCTTCAAAGTATTCTTTTGTGTCCAAGAAATATTCATATTCTTTGTCTGTAAGTGTCCCGTATATTCCCAATATCTTTTTAAAAGGAATATATACTCCATGTTTTAGAAATATTCTTCTTGTAGCCCACTTAGCTAATATATATCTCTTACTCCTTTCCATGGAGAACAATATCACCTTAAATTTAAACGGTGGTTTGTGTTTCAAATACCACTCTAAGGGGTTGAGAATGAACATGTTGTGGGCAAGTGTACTTTTTCCACTACCTGTTGGGCCAAATATTAAATTGTATACCCCACCACGTAGACTAATGTATCTATTTAGATGAGGAAATCCAAAAGGCAACCCTTTGTTTTTTCCATCTCTGCCATTATCTACTTCTTTTTTTAATTCCTCAAACATGTTTTATTCAATAATGTGTCCCCAAAATTGTTCTACTCTTTTTTCGTTTTCTGCTGGTTTTTGATTTCTTATCATTTCTATGAAAGGAACATATGCTTGTTGATTTAAATAGCTATGTGTGTTTTTCATAAACGTTAAATTGTTTCTATTTTGCTGCACGGACATTCTCATCTTTAACTCCACTTCCTTTTTTAGTGCGGCTATCATTTCTTCCTTGGTATATCCTTCCTCTAAGGCCTTGAAAAACAGCACCATACAATCATTTTTCTTTAGTCTCAGGCTTCTGCTCCCCGTAAATACCCTGCCATCAATTGTAAAACAATCCGTTGATGGATAAACTTTCCACCATTCCTCAAACATTTCTTTTTCATAAGTCTTTTTCTTTTTAGTTGTGTTTCCCTCACATTTGGCTATGTACTTTCTCCCTTCTTCTGAAAGCTTATATTCCCCCTCATTGTCGCAAATTAATAATTTTTTTCTACATAATTGCGATAATAGTTTAATTGTTTTTTCTGTCAGGTTTTCTTTAAACAAATCTAAGTTTTTTAGAATGATGTAGTGTTCTAACTTTCCAACCTCAATTGCATTTCTTAGGAAAGATAAAGAAAGTTCTATTTTTTCCATAACGTTTGGGTTTAAAACAATGAAAGTTGAAAAGATTTTTCTTTTAATTTAATTATTTCGGACAATATCTTGTTTGTTTTTTTGATGTAAAAATCTTTATCCACTTTATCAATAGTATGTTCTTCTGTGAGGAAATTACAAACTACAATATTGTTGTTTTCTTCCTCAAAGAATATTGATTTTCCCGTCTTCTTATGTACCTTGCTTAGCTTTCCACCCCCTTCTTTTGCAATATAATATCTAACTACTCTACCCAATACTTTGGAATTTGTTTTTATTGTATGAACAAAGTTATATTCTTTCTTTGATAATCCCTTAATCAGGAAGTCATAAATATCTGTAGCAGAATTTATTGTTTCTTCTACTGGTTTGTTATTTATAAAATACTCACAAAGAGCAATGGAAACAATTCTGGCAGATCCATTTTTATCCAAGTCTTTGTATATAACAAAATCACCCTTGGTAATAATACCTCCGTCTTTTTGAATAGCAATGTAATCAG